TTCGCCATCAAGCAAATCCCCACCAAGCTGGCCGTTGCTGCGGCCTATACCCTGGCCGAGTTTGTCTATGCCTTCTTGAGTGCTAACCCGAACATCTTTGATGGTTCCGCGCTCTTCACGAGTGGTGCGCCACATAGCAACCTGGCCTCGAACGCGCTCTCCAGCGCAGCCATGCAGACAGGTGTGACTGCCATGCGTGAGCAGACGAACTTCGCCGGTAAACGCATTGGACTGCGCCCCAAGTACCTCATCGTCCCGCCAGAACTTGAGTTCACGGCCATGGTAGTGACGAAGAGTGCAGGTATCCCAGGCTCCGCCAACAACGACATTAACCCAATGCTGGGGTATGTGACTCCCATCGTGAGTCCGCAGTTGTCCAGTGCAACGCAGTGGTTCTTCTCGGCAGATCCCAACGTGATTGATACCATCGAAGTGGGCTTTGTGGGCGGGCAGGTCAACCCAGCCCTGTTCATCCAGGATCAGCCACTGTTTGGACTGAATTTCACGCAAGATTCCATCAGCTATAAGGTGCGTCACGAATATGGGGCAGCGGTTGTGGACTATAGGGGGTTATACAGAGGCATCTGAGCACGAGTAGTACCCAACCTCCTACGAAAGAGGTTGGCAGCACAAGAGGGATTCATTACTAATGAGGACAGACACCGTAGTGTTGCTTCGCAATGTTGCAGTTAAAGCACAACAAAGCAAACCTGCCATCTTGCGGGAAACCTTGCTTGCGCAGCCAGGCGTAGAGGTTAGCACCTCCACGTCCGATTTCACGGCGATGCTCTACCCCATCATTATGCACATGATCTATGGTCAGAACTTCTGGTCTATCCTCACCGCAGCAAGAGCACACGCCCTGATAGGCGTCGATGATTTCTTGACGAAGTTTGGCATACCAGTGTTGATGGTAAGTTTTCTCACTACCCTTAAGGCTTACATACTTACGCCAATTACAATTCGCACAAAGCAGTTGAAAGCCCTCTTGAGGAAAGTTATTCTTTCTCAACCACTGATAGAAACGTCGCCCATTGCCAGTATTCTGACGATGCTCCGCGCCATCATCTTTTATATGGTCTACAGAAAGAAATGCAGGGTGAGACTCGCCACACACGATACAAGCACCGCCATATATGGCAAACACTTCATCACGAAGCTTATCCATATAACGCTTCGTCGCAGTTCTACTAACGCCGTTTTCCCGACGCAGCAAATTCTGTTGAGACCTACACTGCTCACAAAAGCAACTTTGATGAGAGGTGAGAACAAGGCACTTCAGGCAAAGACCTTGATCTCTTCTACGAACATATGTAGAAATACGCATAGTGCTCTGGCAAGACTTGCAGTAAAACTGCAAACCGTCCTTAGAACTCTTCTGCTTCCCAAAGCAGGAAGTCGAAAGCCACTGCTCGCACCTGGGGCAAAACTTCTTAGCAGGAACGTCAGAAACGTCGTTTTGAGGTATAATATTATCCATGAAACACCCTCCAGGTTTTTCATAGCCGTCACGATGGTGTTGTAGCACCATCGTGACACTCCATATTCATTACCTCAAGTATACCATAGAGCAGCCTCAGAAGCAACACCACGTACCTTTGTACCCTATGTTTTCATCGATACTTTCTTAGAAAGGAAAGACAACACCTATCATGTCAGGATTTATCGGCAATGATGGCTCAGAACTCGTAGGAGGTCTCAACCCCGCGGGGGTCGTGACGGCCTTCAAGGTGAACAGCCTGGGCGATCTCAAAACAGGAGGGGACATTCAGGAGTCGGCGGGTCTCACAGCGAACGCACTTAACGCGTTCCTGTTGCCGAAAACGGATGTCTCGGCCTACAAGTTTTTCTCAGTCCACATCACCGGCACGTTCACTGCTGTCTACCAATTCCAGGGCAGCAATGACGGAACGAACTTCATCCCGTTCACCTGTTTCCGCCTGGACAACATGAATGGCAATAACGCCAACGTGCAATCAGGCGGCACGAATCAATTGTGGGGTGGGCCGCTACCCTTCCACTACCTGCAAATCCAGATTGTGGCCTACACCTCTGGCACGGTCGACGGCACCGTCGGTCTCTTCACCGCAACCCTGACCATGCCAGTTGTTGAAAGCCTTGCCTTGCAGGACGGAGCCTGGAACGTTGGCTTGAATGCTGGTTCTACTGTCATCGGTGCCACAAGCAACGATGGCACTTCGACTACAGCTATAGCGGCTGCCACTACTGGCAACACCGTCATCAAAGCCTCCGCGGGTCGCCTGGCCCGCATCCTGGTGACAGCCGTCGGCACGGTGAACATGCTGATCTACGACAATGCCACCACCAACGCGGGCACGATCATCGGCATCGTCAAATCAACCGCAGCGGTGGGCGACATTATCGAACTACGCATCCCTGCGCAGAATGGTATCACCGTGGGTGGCAGTGCCAATAACGCGGGCGTCACTGTCGTCTGGTCGTAGTAGGCAATCAAACAAACAAACAAACAAGTAAAAGAAAGCGAGAATGGACACATTATGATGGATCAAGCAGAACTCTTGTTCCTGGGCAAATATGCAGGCAATCAGATCGCGCCCATCGGCACATTTGTCGATTTCCGCACAATGGACTACTTCCAGCAAGTGGCCGATGGCGCGTTACCTGCCGATGGCACGTACATCCTGGTGAGCCAGACCGCCACGCTCACCGCCGCGCAGATCGCCACGGCAGTCAATGCCGTGCTGAACACCTCGTATGTGGCAGCAAGCTTCCACGTTCGCACCAGTGGAGATGCCGCCTTTAGTCAAGGCACAGGAGCCAACGATGCCTAACGATGCGTAGCCTATTCTAACGAAAGAGAAGAGACAGAACATGGCACAACTGATCAAGCGGGGCATCATCCAATCGTTTGATAACACCACGTACACGGCGACGGTGTTGTTGATCGAGGCAACCTCGACGGTCTTAGCAGGTGTGCCATGCTCAACGACCTTTGATGGCACGTCAACGCAGAGTGGTGCGCTGTGCGCCGTGTTGTTCTTTGACGAACACAATCAAAACGACGCCGTTATTCTGGCAATCTACCCCAATGGTAGCCAGGGAGTACCCGCGCCGCCTCCTGGGCGAGTCACCTTCACCACGCCCTTCCTACTTGTAAATGCTGTCGCGATAGCAAGTGGGGTAACGAACCAATACACGGTGTGGGGTGGTAGTAGTCCTGTACCCAGTGGCATCACAGGCATTCTCTATAAAGCATTTTTCACCAGCCCCACCGTTGGCGCATTGATCCAACTGGCTCCGCATGGTGGGACGCTGGCGACGTATGACGCCATTGGAGCTATCCAGGTGGCGAGTGTGACGATCAACGGGTCGGGTGTGCTGGCGGTAGATAGCACGGGCAAGATCGATATTGCTGCGCATGGCGGAAACTGCACGGTGACACTGTATGTTGAAGGGTATATCGTGTGAGCAATGCGCAAATTGGGCGCACGCCTACTGTATTGCTGTTCTGTTTTTCAAGCAACGGAGGTGTAATAGTGCTACTTTCAGATATAGAGACGGCGGTGCGCCAGGATTTATTCGATCCCGCGGGAGGTAGCCAGCGTTGGGCCACCTCGGATATCGATCGCGGCATTGATAAGGCCGTGGACAGATACACCGAATATTACCCCAACGTCGTGTTCGCGGATATGCAAACACAGCCATATCAACGCACCTACCCGTACCCAACACCGTGGAATAGCGGCTATCCAGTGCTATGGATCGAACGCATACTCTATCCGTTGCAGAGTTATGGCAGCCAGTTCAGTCTACCCAGCGCAGCACCTTCGGCGGTAAAGACAGGCGGGGCAGGACCAGGCATCGGCACGTACAAATATGGGGTCACATTCCTGAGCCAGGGAGGCGAGACACCCATCTCGCCACTGGTGAGCGTGGCAACCAGCAGTGGCAGCCAGCAGGTGAATTTAAGCGCGATACCTATTGGGCCAGCACTGCCAGCAACGCCCGGAGCTGCGACCAACACGGTGATTGGACGCAACATCTACCGCTCACAAGTTGGCGGCAGCGTGCTCACGTTGCTCGCAACCATAATGGACAATGTAAGCACGACATATAGCGACACGGCCAGCGATGCGAGTATTGCCAGCATGCCAGCACCACCAACCGTCAATACCAGTGGCGTGATGCTGTGGCCAACATTTGAGCGCGACTTTGCGGAGTATAGCAATCTCTACGATAGTAGCTATGCATTGGCCTCTGGTGGCAACCTGGGCAGCATGGGAGCCGTGGGAGATGGTGGAGGACCAACCGGGACACAGTCACCAACCTTTACGCTCAAGTTGAGCAGTGCTGAATTGCCACAGGACAGTACCCAGGTAATGCGCATCTTCTACGCCACCAAGCATCAGCTTGATGCGAACGGTTCCACCATTCCTGAAATTCATCGCGACATCATTGTATTGGGAGCGGTTGCCTATTGTCTCGAAGCATACCAGCTCCCGACCAACGATAACTTCGATTTCCAGGACGGCGCCTTGCGCGATAAGATTGATGATACCAAGATACCAGCAGCATGGAGGGCCTCTGCCCAAAATAAAATGACGCAATTTGAGTCACGTTTGACTGAGATTAAACACCAACGCGATTTCGCAACGTCGTCACGCGTACATTGGGGCGATATACCCGCCCGCTGGCCCCGTTTATAACAAAGGAAACGACGATGGAGAACATCACAACCTACCTGAATCTGGTCATCGCGGTGGCTATTGTCCTGGGTGGAGCAGTGGCCTTTCGCTATAGTCTTAATCGAACGGCCAATGAAATCCAGGAACGGGTCATCAACGCGCTAAAGAGCGAAATCCAGACCCTCCAGGATCGTATCGTGGCTCTGGAAAAGGATAACACCCGCCTCTCACAGACTATCGCCATCATTCGCACCGCCCTCAAGCAACGCGGCATGTCGGTCTCGATTGACGGCGATTTGATCAGCATCTCGGATGCGCAGGGCAATTCAACCCATGCCTCACGCATCCAGGGGATCAATCCAGTGGCCGCAACCAACGCGGAAGGGAAATAGGTATGGCAACAGTAGGGGTGGATTGCGAACTCATTCTGGATGGTACAGGCTACTTCATTAAGCCCGGCACCTACAAGATGAAGCAACCGAGAGTACGCAAAGCTACCGTGCGGGCCGACGGCGGCGAATCATATGTAGACCTGGGGCCAGGCAAACGCGCCTGGTCACTGGTCGTGCTCTGCCTGAACGATCTGTTGAAATATGATGGCACTCTGACAGGACTAACAGGCCAGCAATACCGCGATGCACTGCGCACCAGCTACACCGCTTCAGTCGGCACGACCATGCAATTTACCGACCCACTCAATGGCGCAGCGGTCGCTGTGCATTTCGACAACTACGCTGAAGTAATCTACGATCTTCACGTCCAACAGGTACCACTAGCCACCGGCGGTACACCCGGCCTCTCCTACGAGGTTGCGATTGAACTCATCGAGGCCTGAAAGCATGGTACCATTTACCCCTTTCCTTGACTCTTCCACAACACATCCTTACACTTATGACAAGGGGGATATGAAAACTCTTTCATTTTCCGGTCAGAAGCATGAGTAGTTTTACACCCACAAGACTACTACATCGATGGAGATGATTTTCATACTACTATGGATAATGTAGATAGCCATGCACAGAATAGCGGCAACTACCGTGGGCGATTCTTTGTCCGCGTGATGGCGGCTTTCTGTAGCTTGTTACTATTGCTCATCTCGCTGATGCTGGTCAGCGTTAATACTCAGGCGGCCAC